TCTCAGCCGCTCCACCTGCTCGTCCGTCAGCCAGAATAGATTGCTCATGATCACCCCCGTCAGTTCGGGGGCTTGAATCACGCAGGCAGGGAGGCCTCAAGCCGATTAATGGGTCCTGACCCTAGGGCCGCCGCGGAAACTCACTACGGCTTTCATGAGAACCACGGGAGGGCCGCATAGTGCCGGTTATCACTGTGTCTTTCCCGTGGCCCCCCGCCGCGCTGACCCCGCACGCCAAGGGAAGCCCGTGGCCGAAGATCAACGCGACCAAGAAGTATCGCTTTGAGGCGAAGGTGCTGGCGACACTTGCCAAGGTGCCGCGCTGCCCCACTGCGCGCCTTGTGTTCACGTTCCACCCGCCGCGCCGCGCCGGTGATCCGCACAACCTGCCGGGCCGTGTCAAGGCGCTGATCGACGGCATCGCTGATGCGATGGGCTGCGATGACAGGGCGTTCCGTTGCGCGTTCCCCGAGACCTTTGCCGAGCCGGTCAAGGGTGGCGCCGTGGTTGTTCAGGTGGAGGCCGTCTGATGCCTGGACCGTCTCGCAAGGGTATTCCCCGGGGCCGTGGCAAGCTGATGGCTGAGGCCACGTTCGCCCGGCTCTGGCTCGACCCGAGCATCAGTATCAGCGAGATCGCCGCCACGCTTGGTGTCTGCCGTCAGGCCGTGACGATCCGGGCCAAGGTCCGGGGCTTGCCGCCTCGGTCGCTCGTGGCTCCCCCGCTCCGTGACCGGCTCGAGGACCGGGCGCCGGAACTGGCAGACCTGTGGCGGGCGAACGTCGGGCTACAGGATATGGCTGCGCATTTCGAATGCAGCCACACCGCGATCATCAAGGCGGCAGAGCGTCTTGGGCTTCCCAAGCGAAGCCGCAGCCGCTGGCACAAGATCAGCTTGGACGACTACCGGGCCCTGCAGCTGCGCGAGGCGATGGCCCGCGATGCCCAGAAGTGCTGGGTGCAATTTAAGGCGGCTGAGATGCTGGACGGCAGGCAAGACGGTCGCTGGCCGATCGGGAGGGCGGCCGCATGACGAACCCCTTCAAAACCGAAGCCGCACTGTGCGAGGCCTTCCTGTCCTGCGTTCCCAAGAATTGGGTGGCCTACCCCGAGTCCTGCGGGTTCGACATCGTGCTGGTCCACACCGAGACCGGGGCACAGATCGGGATCGAAGCCAAGTTGACCCTGAACGCCAAGGTGCTGGTGCAGGTCACCGAGAACCGGGAAAGGCTGGCCTGGGGCCCGGATTTCCGTGCCGTGCTGGTTGGCAAGGTGGTGGCCGAGAACGCCATCATCGCCGCGCGGCTTGGGGTGAAGATCCTGACGCTGGTACCGCGCCGAAGCCCGCATGGTTACAGCCATTGCGTCCCTCGCGGATACCCGGACAGCGATTGGGTCGTGAACCGTGGCGGCGACTGGCTGCCTGATCTGGCCGAGTACAAGCTGCATCGTGGCCTAAGCTGGTGGGATAGCCGGGAATGGGAAGATGAGGCCCCGGTCGAGAGATTGAAGCTGCCTGACTATGTGCCCCAAGTCCCTGCTGGCGTTCCTGCCCCTGTCAAGCTGACGGGCTGGATGATCCAGGCGATCCGCATGTGCATCACGGTGCAGCGTCTCGGTGCAGTCAGCCGAAAACACTTCCAAGACCTCAAGCTGAGCCAGTCCCGGTGGAGCGAAGGCCGCTGGCTGGTCAAGGACGAAACACGAGGGCTCTGGAAGGCTGGACCCAACTTCCCGGCCGAGAACTTTAAGCGGATGCACCCGGTCAGCTGGACCCAGATCGAGGCGGACTGGCCGATCTGGGGGGCAAAGCTGCAGAGCATACCAAGACAGGAGGCTCTGCAGATATGACCCATTCACCCCATCTGCCGCACCAAGCGGCGATCTGCGGGCGGTCAGCCACCGCCAGCCCCAAAGCGGCCGAGCCGTTCAATTGTGAAGGACGGGGGTTCGATCCCCGGCAAGGCAAACTTGCCTGTTTGGCCCATGCAGCCCGGAGTGGTGTCCCAGCTGCATGGGCAGCGGGGGTCCGGGATGAAGGGGCGATGACCGATGGGTGAATTTAAACCGGTCTGCATCGCAGTGTCCTTCCAGCGCATGGCTGAGCATTCGGCCTGGCAGGCGACACTTGAGCCGCACGACCCGGATCATGACCAGATGTTCCGCGTTGATGCTGATCGAGGGGCGGTCGCCATCTTCTGGGGTGGTTACCACTACGATCTTGACCTTGACGATATCGTGCGGCCGGAGGACCTTCTCTGGTCCTTGTCGCACATCGCGCGCAAGACGTGGCGGCACATGACTGCAAGGCGCATTGCGCTGCTCATCGCCGCCGTCGCTCATCACAATGGATGGACGCCATTCAGCCGGGTGCCGCATCCGAACGAATGCCCGCCAGCGTTTCATGACGCGAAGGCCGAACGCGAGAAGCTGACGCCCGCGCTGCGCTATGCCGTGATCCGGCGGGATGGATCGCGGTGCAGGTGCTGCGGCGCCAGCGTGTCCAGCGGCGCTGTTCTGCATGTCGACCACATCATTCCGATAGCGAAGGGCGGCCTGACGAAGATCGAAAACCTTCAGGCCCTGTGCGCTGTCTGCAACCAAGGCAAGGCGGCATCATGAACGAGATATCCCAACTCCGCCCGGAGACGATGCCCATATCAGTCGAGGCCGAGCAGCAGGTCATTGGCGAGATGCTTCTGACCAACTGCGAAGGCAGTGGCTACAATGCCGCCCTGCGCGCCGGCGGTGCCGATCTGTTCTATGATCCAGTGCACCGCCGCATCTTCGAGGCCTGCCACGCCAAGGCGATGCTGGGCTTCCTGGTGTCGCCGATCACGGTTGCGGATGTGGTCAGGGACGATGCTGGCCTGCGTGAACTCGGCGGGCCGTCCTATCTGGTGCGGGTTGCCGGCACGGTCATCGGATCGAATGCCGGGGCCCACTACGTCGCCATGCTGGCCGACCTGAAGCGCAAGCGGGAACTGATCCAGGCGTTGAACGAAGCGCAGGCTGCCATCGCCCAAGGGCAGGACGACGCCGACACGATCGCTGGGCGTCTGGAGGCATCACTGATCAACGCGGACCCTGTGGGCTCATCGAGGCCAGTATCCCTTGCCACGGCCCTTGTGGGCGCCACAGCGATGATTTCTGCCGCCTACCAAGGCGAAGATGGCGGTGTTCTCAGGACTGGCCTTGAGGCCCTCGACAGCATCGTTCCCGGCTTTTACCCGGGCGAGTTGGTGTTGCTTGGCGGGCGCCCCTCAATGGGCAAGTCCGCGGTGGCATCATGCATCGCCACGCGGGCAGCGCGCGCTGGAAAGGGAGTCTGCATCGCCAGCCTTGAAATGACGCCGGAAAGCCTTGCCATGCGCATCGTCTCCGAGGCCACCGCTGACCATGGCGAGGGCGTCAGCTATGCCTCAATGCGCAAGGGCGACCTGACAGAGGCGCAGGTGCGCACCGTGCTAGATGTGACGGCAAACGATCTGGCTGGCCTGCCCATCCAGTTCCTGCCGCCATCCTACCGCGACATCGGCGCGATCTATGCCGGGGTCAAACAGGTGCAGCGCCGTCTGTCCGGCAACCTTGGCCTGGTCATTGTCGACTACCTCGGCCTGATCCGGGGCGATGGCAAATCGCGGTATGAGGAGATTACGAACATCAGCATCGCGTTGAAGGGGCTGGCTCTGCAGCTGAACGTGCCGGTGCTTGCACTTTCCCAGCTTAGCCGGGCGGTCGAGAGCCGGGACGACAAGCGGCCCCAGCTGAGCGATCTGCGCGAATCCGGCCAGTTGGAGCAGGACGCGGACACGGTGCTGTTCTGCTACCGGGATGAATACTACCTGGAGCGCGAGCAGCCGCCGGCAGAGGATCTCGAACTCTGGACCAAGTGGAGCGATGCCAAGCTGCGCGCCAAGAACCGGTTGGAGATCATCGTTGCCAAGCAGCGGCAGGGTGAGATCGGGACTGCGCACATGAAGTTCAACCCCGCCCTGAACGTGATCTGGGATGAAGGCGCGAGGTTCGCGCGGTGAGACATACTGATAAATGGCCGCTTCGGCAGGTCATAAATGGGGGTAAGGAAAATGGCGCGTGAATTTGGCTTGGTGGCCGTCTCGCTTTGGAATAGCCGGAAGTTCACCGGGCTGCCGACCGACGACGCAAGGCTGCTCTACCTTTACCTGCTGACCTGCCCGAGCGCCAACTCGCTGGGCTGCTACGTCCTCAAGCCCGGCTATGCGGCGGCAGATTTGGGGTGGGATCAGGAACGGTTTGGATACGGTATCGATACGCTATGCGAAGCGTCTCTAATCGGTATCGATAGGGCTGAGAACCTTGTCAGGGTCATCGGCTTCCTCGACCACAGCGAGATCATGAACGCCAAGCACGGTGCGGGCGCGCTCAAGGTCGCGTTTTGCCTACCAGACTGCGCCGAAAAGCTTCATCTTTTCAATGACATGCTTGGAAGGAAGCACGTCGATACCGCGCTTGTGCAGGAGGAAATTGACCGCATAAACAATACCGTATCGATACCGTATGCGTACGGTACGGATAAACCGGAACCTAAACCGGAACCTAAACCGGAACCAAAAGAGCAGCTGCAGCTGCGCGATCCTGCGTCATCAGAAAGTTCGCTCAGCCAAACCGATCGGGAGCGACTGCTCGTGGCAATGGGGGCGGACCCAGGCTCAGGGCATATCGGACCGAACGGACGCCGCCTAGGCACCCTTGCCGACACGGAGGAAGCGGAAAAGTGGGCCAAGATGGGCCTGACTGTCGAGAAGCAATGCGCCGCCATCTCGGAGCGCTGCGCCGCGATGCGGAAGAAGAACCCCCATTGGACACCCGGCTCGTTCGCTTACTTCACCGGGGCCATGGCCGATCTCGCCGCAGCGCGGTCAGCCCCGATGCCGATCGGCAGTCCCGGTTCCGCGCTGTCGGACCGGGACGCCAAGCTGGCGCGCTACGCCAAAATCGCAGGAAGCTGAGCATGAAATCACGGAACCGCCGCAGCCGCGCCAGGCGGGCAAAGACCATCAAGCCCATCACCCTGCCCGGCGGTCAGGTGATCGAGCAGAAGCCGAAACAGGGACGCCGGGTCGACGTAGACCCCAGCGGATCGGACAGCATCGGCATCGCGGCCAGGTTGCGGCAGGTGGGCGAGGTGATGACGGAAGCGGAGCTGGCAAAGGAGGCAGCGCAGATGGCGAAGGCGATGGCGATCAAGGACGAAGATGCTCGTGCCAAGGCGATCAAGATCGTCAAGCGCAGGGGCCACGACCTTCGCCAGCGAAGGGTCCGAGAACCGATCTACGGCTGTCGGGTCGGCAGGCGGCTGGCCAAGGAGGTCAAGACGATCGATCACCGTTCTGACCTCTGGCAGGCAGTGCAGCACATCCGCAGGGTTTGGGTAGCCTATGACCGGGCAATCGGGGCGCCGCAGCGCCACGCCCAGTGTCTGAAGATACTCCTGCCAGCCGATCCGATGGGTGGTGTCAGCCTGTCGATGGACGGCCGGACGCAGGAGGAACGCGACCGAGCCGCAGTCTCGGCATGGATGGTGCTTCAAGGCTGGCTGGACCATGTGGACCGCGCAGCCCGGTCGGCCACCATCGCCGCCGTGGTTGATGATGCCGCGCTGCGCAACTGGGCCGGGATCGTCGCGGCGCTGGAGTGTGTGAGCGAAGGTATCAAGGGGCAGCGGGTCAATTCACGGTTTACAACTAAGGCTTGACGAAATGTTAGAAATGTGGCCACTTCGCACAATCGACAGATCAACGCGCCCGGGGGAGAAATCCTTCCGGGCTGTTTTTATTTCCGTGCATCGGAGAACAGTACGATGACCATTCCGCAGGACATGCGGGAGGCCATCCTTCGTGCGGTCATGGAGGGGGCCTCTCTCCGGCAGGCCTGTCGCGATCTAGGTGTGACAAGGTCAGAGGTCTACCTCGATCTCGCCGATGACCCAGTCTTCGCGGACCAATATGCGCGCGCGACTGACGTTCGGGCTGATGATCAGTTCGACGAGATGTTCGAGATCGCTGACGACAAGACGGGCGACGTTCAGCGAGACCGCCTGCGGGTCGAGGCCCGAAAATGGGCACTGGCCCGGATGAACCCGCGCAAGTACGGCGACAAGGTCCAGATCGGCGGCGCCCACGACCTGCCGCCGGTTCAGACCATCGACCCATCCAAGGTGTCGACTGAGGCCCTGCGGGAGATCATGGGGGCGTTTACCGGTGAAACCCCTGCAGCTGACGAGGGCTGACCTTCTCGCGATTGAGCGAGAACTGTGCCGCCGATCACTAGCGGACTTCGCCAAGCGCGCATGGCCGGTTCTGGAGCCTGCAACGCCATTGAGGTGGGGGTGGGCTCTGGACGCGATCTGCGCGCATCTGGAGGCCGTGACCGATGGCCGGATCAACCGGCTGTTGATGAACGTGCCGCCGGGCACGATGAAATCGCTGCTAACCGGGGTGATCTGGCCCGCATGGGAATGGGGACCCAAGGGAATGCCGCAAAGCCGGTTTCTTGGCACGGCGCACAAACAGGACCTCGCGGTTCGGGACAGCATGAAGTGCCGCCGACTGATCCAGTCGGCATGGTATCAAGGCCTTTGGCGCACCGAACTGACAACCGACCAGAACGCAAAGACCAAGTTCGAGAACGACGCCACTGGTTTCAGGGAGGCCATGGCGTTCACCAGTATGACTGGCAGCCGTGGTGACCGGGTCGTGTTGGATGACCCGCTCTCGGCCGATGACGCAAACTCGGATGCGGCACTCAGGGCGGCGGAACTGACTTTCACCGAGGCGCTGCCCAGCCGGGTCAACAGCGACCGCTCGGCCATCGTGGTGATCATGCAGAGGCTGCACGAGCGGGACACCTCGGGCATTATCCTTGACCGCAAGTTGCCCTACGTCCACCTGTGCTTGCCGATGCGGCTCGAGCCGGACCGACGGTGTGTCACGCCGATCTTCACGGATCCCCGGACAACCGAAGGCGAACTGCTGTTTCCGGAGCGCTTTCCTGAGGCGCAGGTGTCAGAGCTTGAGCGCACCATGGGCAGTTACGCCAGCGCGGGCCAGTTGCAGCAGCGACCGACGCCACGGGGCGGGGGCATGCTGAAACGGCACTGGTTCCCGATCGAGAAGGCTGCCCCTGCGGGCTGTCGCTGGGTCAGGGGATGGGACTTGGCTGCGACCGATGAGAAGACCGCCGCCTGGACTGCCGGCGTCAAGATGGGCAGGACGCCCGACGGCCGGTACTGCATCGCGGACGTTCGGCGCATTCAGGGCTCGGCTCACGAGGTCGAGAAGCTGCTCAAGTCGACCGCCTCACAGGACGGGGTGAGCTGCAAGGGCTCGCTGCCACAGGATCCCGGCCAGTCCGGCAAGGCCCAGGTGCAGTACCTGATTAAGCAACTGGCCGGGTTCAGTTACACAGCCTCGCCGGAAAGCGGCGACAAGGCCTCGCGCGCCGAACCATTCGCGGCTCAGGCGGAAGCGGGCAACGTGTTTCTGATCGAGGGCGAGTGGAACACCGCCTTCCTTGATGAAGCGGAGACCTTCCCCCTCGGGAAGTTCAAGGACCAGATCGACGCCGCCAGCCGGGCGTTCGGCGAACTGGTGAGCGGATCAAACTACACGCTCGCAAACGTCTGACAGGAGGCGGCATGACGAACCCCGATGCCCGCCCCGAAGCGGCCAAGATGCACGTCGACGGCTTGCAGAACATGGTTGCCAATCTCGGCACCGATCGCGACAAGGCGGCAGGGTCTATCTACGTCCAGACCATCATGGACGATCAGCTGCTGATCAACGCCTATCGCGGATCATGGCTGGCCCGGAAGATCGTGGACATTCCGGCCTTCGATGCCTGCCGCAAGTGGCGCGCATGGCAGGCCGAGGCTGACCAGATTGAGATGATCGAGGCCGAAGAAAAGCGCCTCGACGTCAAGCGCAAGGTGATGGCTGCCAAGATCGCAGCCCGCCTGTTCGGCGGCGCTGCGCTTCTGATCGGCACGGGCGAGACCAACACAGCGCGGCCGCTGAATCCGGAACGCATCCGGCAGGGCGGGTTGCGCTATCTGACACTGCTTCAGCGCCGGCATTTGTCGCCGATGGAGTTGGAGACGGACCCGGCCAGCGAGTACTTCGACATGCCGCGGGCGTGGAAACTTGGCACGACCGGTACCAGGGCCGGGCTTGAAATCCATCCGTCGCGCCTCGTGATGTTCCGTGGTGCAGAGTTGCCGGACCGCGCGCTTGCATACCACTATCTCGGCTGGGGCGACCCGGTCCTGCAAGGCGTGCTGGAAGCGGTTCGCAACATGGATGCCACGGCGGCCAACATCGCATCGCTGGTGTTTGAGGCCAAGGTCGACACGATCGGCATCCCGGACTTCATGTCGCGGCTGAGCGACCCAGGCTATGAGGCGCTAGTCATCAAGCGATTTGCTCTGGCTGAGCGCGGCAAGGGCATCAACGGCACGCTGATCCACGACAAGGACGAAGTGCTGGGCCAGAAGACCGCCACTTTTTCCAGCCTGCCCGACGTCATGGATCGCTTCATGCAGATCGCGTCCGGTGCGGCCGACATTCCAATGACGCGGCTGCTGGGCCAAGCGCCCGCCGGCATGAACGCAACCGGCGAAAGCGACATGCGGAACTACTACGACCGCGTGGCCGCGATGCAGTCGCTCGAGATTGAGCCGGCGATGGGCCCGCTTGACGAGTGCCTGATCCGCTCGGCTTTGGGTGACCGGCCAGACGAGGTGCACTTCATCTGGAAGAGCCTGTGGCAGATCACCGACAAGGAACGTGCCGACATCGGCAAGACGCAGGCCGACACGATCAAGACCCTGCGCGACACGCAGCTGATCCCCGATGACGCCCTGGCCGACACCGCGGTGAACGTGCTGACCGAAAGCGGCGCCATGCCCGGGCTTGAGGGCGCAGTGGCTGCTTACTACGAGGAAAACCCGGACAAGGATGAGACCGAGGAAGAACCAGCCTTGCCCGCGGTACAGCCGGGTGAGCCTGAGGAAGACGGCGAAGTTGCTGCCGCCGATGCTGCACCCCGCACGCTCTACGTCAGCCGCAAGGTGACCAACGCAGCCGACATCATCGCATGGGCCAAGGATCAGGGCTTCACCGAGACACTGGCCGCTGATGACCTGCACGTCACCATCGCCTACAGCCGGACGCCGATCGACTGGATGAAGGCAGGCGAGTCCTGGACAGGTGAGGTCGAGGTCGCCGCTGGTGGCCCGCGGATGATGGAGCGGTTCGGCGAGGCCCGAGTGCTGCTCTTTGCATCATCGCTGCTGTCGTGGCGGCACGAGGAAATCAAGCGGGCTGGGGCATCTTGGGATCACCCGGAATATCAGCCTCACATCACCATCAGCTACGCGGATGCCTCGCCCGACCTCGCGGCGGTGAAGCCTTACGCCGGCAAGATCGTGCTGGGCCCTGAGGCGTTTGAAGAGATCGACGACGGCTGGAAAGAACGGGTGACCGCATGACCGAACGCACCTTTACCGACTTCGCGCCCCTGACCGGAACGCGGGTGACAGCCGACGGCTATATGGTCGCCGAGGTTCGCTGCGCCCGCACCGGGTGCCAGGATTACATGGCTGCTGACCTTGGTATCATGGGCGGCGGCGTCGTCACGGTCTATCGTCCCGAGGACGTCGTGTTTGACAAGGCCAGCCTCGCCACCTTCGCAGGCAAGCCGGTGACCATGGGGCACCCGACCGAACCCGTCACCGCCGACAACTGGAAAACCCACGCCATCGGAGACATCGGGACCGAGATCGCCCGCGATGGCGAATACGTCCGCGTAGCGATCAAGCTGATGGACGCCAGTGCCATCCAGGCGGTGATCGACGGCACCCGCGAAATCTCCATGGGCTACACCACCGGCATGAATCTGGAGGATGGTGTCGCGCCCGATGGCACGAAGTACCAGGCGGTCCAGACCGGGCCGATCCGGATCAACCATCTCGCCGTGGTGCCGCGCGCCCGGGGCGGGTCAAGCCTCCGTGTCGGTGACGCCACGGATCACTGGGGCGCAAGCCCTCTCCCCCATGCAGATATGAAAGGAAGCCCAATGGCTGACACTCTGCGCATGATCATGGTGGACGGTTTGCAGGTCCAAGTGACCGATGCCGCCGCCGCCGCTATCGAGAAGCTGCAAAAGACTATCTCCGACATGGCCACCAAGGCCAAGACGGAAGAGGAAGAAGCCGACAAGAAGCTGGCCGCCAAGGACGCGGACCTCGCCAAGAAGGACGCCGAGCTTGCCGACGCAAAGGCGAAGATCCTCGACGCCGCCGCGCTCGACAAGCTCGTCGCCGATCGTGCCGACCTGGTGGCCCGCGCCAAGGCGCTGCACCCGGCCGTGGTCACTGACGGCAAGTCCACCGTCGAGATCAAGAAGGCCGTCGTCGTCGCCAAGCGTGGCGCCGAAATGGCCGACAAGTCGGAGGCCTACATCGACGCGGCCTTCGATCTTCTCGGTGATGCTGCCGACCCCGTGAAGGCCGCCCTGATCGACGCCAAGGCTCAGAAGCCGGCCGACCGGGACGCCATGTATGCCAAGCGTGACAGCGAGCTGTCGAACGCGTGGAAAACCCAGAAAGTGGAGGCCTGAGCCATGCCCGCTTACCAAACCACCTACACCGCCGCTCCGGCGGCCGGTTATGCCGGTATGATTGCCGACGCGACCGACAACACCGTGATGTCCAAGCGGATCACGAACGGTGCCGTGGGCTTCGGCCTTGCGGTCAGCCGTGGCGCTGCCGCAGGGGAATCCCGGCTTGGCGGCACGATCTACGACGGCATCACCGTCGCGGACAAGGCCGACACCGAGGCGTCCTATGCGATCGACGATATCGCAGGCGTCATGGTCAAAGGCACGATCTGGGTTCTCGCGGCCAACACCGTGACCCCGGCTGACCCGCCGACCTTCACCCTGGCCACCGGCGTGATCGGCGCTGGCCTTGTCACGGCTATCCCGAACGCGCGGTTTCTGACCGGCGGCACGGTGGGCCAGCTCGTTCAGCTGCAGCTTCTGGGCTAAGGAGGCCCCCGTCATGAAACACTTCACCATGGACGTGAACGACGCGGCCAACATCGGCTTCGTCGTCGCGCAGACCGCCCACGTCGAGGCGCAGGTGCTGGAGCGCAAGTACCCCAGCATCACCTATCAGAACGATGTGCCGGTCGACACCTCGGCGCACCCCTTTGCCAAGACCATCACCTTCTTCTCGTCCGACAATGTCGGCACGGCGAAGGTGATCAACGGGCATGGCGATGACATCCCGCTGGCCAACGTCGACCTGAACAAGTTCGATGCCAACGTCTTCATGGCGGGGATCGGTTACTCGTTCTCGCTGGAGGAAGTCGGCCAAGCGCAGATGCTGGGCATGAACCTCGACGCGATGGGGGCGGCTTCCGCACGCTTCGCCTACGAGAAGTTTGTGGACGCGGCGGTCTATACCGGCGCTGGCCTTCCCGGCGCCACCGGCCTCTACAACTCGGCCGCCGTGACCCCGGTCGCAGCGACGGGCCTGTTCTCGGCGCTGACCCCGGACCAGGTGCTGACCGACATGAACACGCTCATCGGCGGGGCCTTTGCCGCCACGCTGGGCGTTGAGATGGTCAACACCGTCCGCCTTCCGCTTGCGGTGTTCAACGCCCTGACGACCCGTCGCGTGACGGATACCCAGATGACCATTCTGGATTTTGTGCGGCAGAACAACGTGTTTACCGCACAGACCGGCCAGCCGCTGGACATCAAGGCCGACTTCCGCATCACGACCCGTGCGGTCGCGTGGATGAAGGATCCCGAGGTGGTCAAGCTGCACATGCCGATGCCGCTCCGGTTCCTGCCGGTGCAGCCGCACAACGTCGAGTACTATGTGCCCGGCATCTTCCGCATGGCTGGCCTCGACATTCGGCGCCCGGCAGCGGTCCGATACCTTGACGGCGTGGCATAAGGGGAACCGGCATGGCCAAGTACATCGTGAACCACCGCGCCGGACTGTTTCTGCCCGGTGCAGAGGCCGCTTCGCCGCACGGCGCAGAGGTCGAAGCTGACGCCAAGAACGCAGCCGTCGCCGGCTGGCTTGAGGCTGGCATGCTGGTGAAGCCCAAGGACTTCGCCCGGCCCGCAGCATCTTCCGCAGACCCCGCGCTGACGGCCGCTCTGGAACAGGCGCAAGCGGACCTGACGGAGCGCGATGCGATCATCGCTGCGCAAACGGCCCAGATCGCGCAGCTGACGGCCGATCTGGAAGCCGCGACCAAACCGCAGGCGTGAACCGAGTGGGGGCTGTAACGGCCCCCACCCCAACCAGACGGAGGCGGACATGCTGACACTCACGACTGCCGCCGTCACAGTGGCCACCTCAGATGCCTACTGCATCGCCCGCGGCTATGCGGACTGGACCGGCAGCGAAGCCGACAAGACCGCCGCGCTACGTCGAGGGCAGGACTATATCGCGGGGGAATACAACTATCGCTGGCTGGTTAGCTTCACCGACGCCACCGCACCGATCGAGGTGCAATATGCCATCGTCGAGGCTGCGCGCCGCGAGCTGGTCGCCGCGGGTTCACTGGCCCCCGACCTTACCCCGGGGCGCGAGAAGGTGCTGACCGAGGTCAAGGGCATCAAGTGGACCATGATCAAGTCGGACGCCAAGAACGTCGACCTGCTGCCGTACCTGAGGATGATCCGAAACCTTCTGCGCGGAATCGCTTATGTCGATGACGTGCCTGGCGCGCTGGTGGTCTGATGGCCGAAGATTGGAACGCCATTGCCATCGAAGTTGCCGAAGCGATCGCATCCGTGGGCTTTGAAGCGTACCTTGAGGCGCAGAACGACCTGGGCGGACCAGAAGGCGGCGAGGAATATGCCGAGGTTGAGCCGATCACCGTTATTGACGACATGATCAAGCGCCGCGATGCTGGCGGCATGGTGACAGGAAGCGTGCGTGTGTTGACGATCAAGGGCAACGGCACCGTGCCGGTCAAGGGCTGGCGGGTGCAGGTTCGGGGTGACTGGCACCGCATTGCGCAAGTCTGGCCTCTTGCCCCGGGCGGTGTAGATCTTCTCTTTGATCTTGAACTGGAGGGCTAACTTGGTCACCCGCATCCCACCCGACCTGCAGCGCCAGATCGACGCGCTCGAGCCGGCCATCCGGGCGGCCTTCCTGCAGTCCATCGCGGATATCCGGTCCGAGGCACAGATCGCGCTGGTGGTGGACGCGCTTGAGCGTGGTGACGTCCAGCGCCTGGTTACGGTGCTGAACCTCGATCCGACATTCTTCGCGCCGTTGGACCGCGCCATTCAGGGCGCCTATCTCGAAGGGGGCGTCCGGGCGTTGTCCGGGCTGCCGGTCATTCCAGACCCGGCCACAGGGGGAAAGTCATCAGCCGCTTCGATGCGCGTAACCCGCGCGCGGAGCGGTGGCTGAAGGAACACAGCGCCAATCTCATTCAGGGGATTGTCGAGGACACCAAGGAAGCAGTCCGCCAAGCCGTGCAGATGGGCCAGATCGAAGGCCGAAACCCGCGCGCAACCGCTCTCGACATCACCGGCCGCATGAACAGGGCCACGGGGCGACGTGAGGGCGGGATCATCGGCCTTTCATCGACACAGACCGATGCGGCCATCCGGGCACGGGCCGAGCTCCTGAGCGGCGATCCTGCGCAGCTGCGGAACTACATGACCCGCGCGCGTCGGGATAAGCGGTTTGACAGCATTGTTCGGCGGGCCCTGAAGGACGGAAAGCCCATTGCGCGGGCCGATGTGGACAAGATCACGGGCCGCTACAAGGACAGGCTGCTTGCACTTCGTGGCGAGATGATTGCCCGCACCGAAGCGCTGGCCGGGCTGAACGCCGGCAAAGAGGAAGGCATTCGCCAGCTGATCGACAGCGGGAAGTTGCCCCGTTCCGCGGTCAAGAAGCGGTGGCGGGCTACAGGTGATGGTCGGACCCGGGACAGCCACGCGGCGATGAATGACCAGGAGGTCGGGATCGACGATGCGTTTGTTTCGCCGCTGACCGGGGCGCAGCTGATGTTCCCGCATGACGCCTCCCGTGGGGCGCCGGCAAGCGAGATCATCGGATGCAGGTGCTTTTACGAGATCAGGGTCGACTACATCGGGATGCTCAGGGGCAGATAAACAGGTAGTCCACCAGCCAAGCATCACCTTCGATGCCGGTCCCTGAGGCGAACTTCGCGCCCGGGCAAACCTCTTGGGCCTGAGCGACGACAGCGGGGGTCGGCTTAAAGCCCTTGCCGGCATTGGCGAGGCTGAAATCACCACCGCTGCGGATCGTCACGCTGCTGCCATTGAAGGCAGTCACGGCACCAGGCGCATCTGGGGCGGGGACGCAGGCTGCAAGCGGCAGGCACAGCAGGGCAAGTCTTAGCATCGGGGCGCTCCATTGGCCGGGACATTCACAGCACAGATACAAGCCTTCGCCGACAGGACAAAGGAAAAGCTTGAGACCGTGGTCAAGCAGTCGGCCCAGGAGGTGTTCAGCATTGCCCAGACGCCGAAGGCCCAAGGCGGGCGGATGCCGGTGGACACGGGCTTTCTGCGCAACTCGCTGATTGCGGAACTGAACGGCGCGCAGGTGGGAGGCGGGGCTGACGCCTATACCTTGGCCGTGGCTGGCTTGGAGCTCGGTGACACCGTTTTCGCCGGATGGACCGCGAACTACGCGCGGTTTCAGGAATATGGCACGTCCAACATGGCAGGAAACTTCTTCATGCTGAACGCCGCTCAGCAGTGGCAGGCCATCGTAGCTAGAAACGCGGAGCTGGTCCGCAATCTCTGAAGGGAGATACCCATGCCTCTCAAGTCCAAGATTAAGGTCTCTCTGCAGGCAGAGCAGACCGCAAACAACGATTACGGCACCGTCGCGTTCAACCCGGTGCTGGCCGAGACGATCGACCTGCTCAGCGGAACGCTGGCCGGACAGGCTGACCTGATCTTCGCCGATGAGCGCACCGTCGCAACCGGTGCGAATGACGATCTCGATCTGGCCGGTGTGCTGGCAAACGCACTTGGCGGGGTCCTCGCCAACGTGGAGATTGTGGCGATCCTGCTGATCAACAAGTCAAAGGCGGGCCCGGCGAACACGACGAACCTGACGATCGGCGGCGGCACCAACCCGTTCATCGGCTTCCTCGGTGGAACCGTTCCAGTGATCGGCCCGATCCGCCCCGGTGGCGTCGTTCTGCTGGCCTGCCCGGCTGACGTGGGCATCGGGGCTGTGGTGGCTGGCACCGGCGACATTCTGCGGATCACCAACTCGGCCGGCGCGTCCAACACCTACCAGATCGCAATCTTGGGCCGGTCTGCCTAAGCCATGAGCCAAGCTCAGATCGGGGCGGCGCTGAAGGCGCGGATCGATAGCCTGAGCTTCACTCCGGCTATCCCGCTGGCCTGGCCTAACAAGGACTTCAAGCCCGACGGCCCGAGGTTCATTCAGGTTCAGATCCTGCCGGCGCCCAACCAGCGCCTCACGCTCAATGGCCGACACCGGCGCTACGGATCGCTGATCCTCACCGTTGCCAGCCGCGTGGCCAATGGCAGCGGCGAGGGCGACGGGTTGGCCGACGCCGTGGCCGCGCACTTTCCCTGCGACCTGACACTGGACGCAGGGGGGCACGTCTTGAGGATCACGGATGCCCCGAGCGTCCGCGAAGGCTTCTTGGAGGGCGGATTCTGGCGAACGCCAGTCGTCATCCCTTACGAGACCAGATTCTGAGCCCGCACGCGCCTTGGGCAAGCGCTACATAGGAGACTACCATGGCAGACCTTTATGCCGTTGCCGGCAGCAAGATCTTCATCGGCGGCGTGCGGGATTCGCAGGCGGCTGACTTCGTGCTCGCCGACTTCACTGGCGAGACTTGGGTCGAGATCGACGGCTGGGAAACCTGCGGTGCTCTCGGTGACTCTGCTGAAGCCATCAACACTGCACTGATCAACCGGAAGCGCAACGTCAAGATCAAGGGCACGAACGACGCCGGCACCTGGGAAAACAACTTCTCAGCCCTCCCTGCCGACCCCGGTCAGGTTGCCCTTGGAACTGCACAGGCCGCGAACGACAACTACTCGTTCAAGGTCGAGTGGAGCAACGGCGAGACCTGGTACTTCATCGGCCTGGTCATGTCGAAGGGCAAGGCCGGCGGCGGCGCGAATACTGCCGACATGCGAAACTTCACGATCGAAGTTAACTCGAACATCGTCGAAGAAGTCTGATGGCCGCTCGCAAGAAAGAGGCTCCGGTCCAGAACGGATCGGAGGCTTCTCTCTTCCAGCGCAAGCGTGTCGCTGTTGCGGAAGAGGGGTCTTGGGTCACCGGCGAGCAGGTCAAGGCGCTGGGCAAGGGTGCGCTGCTCGTGCGTGGCTTGTCGTCTGACCTGGCGCGTGATGCCTTCAGCGCCAAGGCTCGCATGGTGCCTGCCAACGGCCGAGCACCGGATCGCACCATCCTGCCCAGCGTCCATGCACGCCACACCAGAGAAGTGCTGTCCGAGGTCTGCATCCTGGATGCGCGCGATCTGACGTTCTCAGCAGAGCAGATCCGCACGATGGTACTCGATCCCGGCTATGAAGCCCTGATCGTAGCGTGCATTCATGCCTGTCAGGCGGTCGACCTGCTGTCCAGAGAGAACGACAACACCGAGGCGCTCTCGGGAAACTCGTAAGCCTCGTGATGTGGCAGGTTCAACACGCATCGAACGTGCGTGAGCTGCAGGAGCGAGGCGTCAAGATCCCCACGTACATGGAGGCTCCAGACGATCTGCCCGGCGTCATGCCATGGCTTGATGCGTTCTGGGAGCTGTCGACAGACAGAGCCTACGCCGGCGGCCCAATCCCTGCCTCCAGTATATCAGCTTGGCCGGTCATCCCGGCCGAGCGCACCGCCTTCAGGCGATGCATCCGGGCCGCTGATGCTGCTTACCTTGAGCACCTCAGCAAGCCCAAGGACCGCACCGTGGGCGTTGCAGACCCTTCTGTTATCCGGGGTAAGCGCAAATGAACGACGTCGCCCTGCTCGGCATCCGAGTGGAAAGCTCGCAGGCTCAGAAGGCTTCGGATGAGTTGGACGAACTCGCCATCGCGGCGGCTCGTGCTGAGAAGTCGACTGATCGCCTCGCCAATGTTGCCACTGCCAAGGTCGCGCCGGGCATGTCAAAGGCGGCTTACCAGTCGCGCATGGTTGCCCTGCAGCTGAGCCAGGTCTCTCAGCAGGGCATGGCCAGCGGCAACTTTCTGCAAGCCCTTGCGATCCAGCTTCCCGACATGGCGGTGGGCTTTGGGACGGTCGGCATCGCGGCCGGTGTGTTGGCCAGCGTGGCTCTACCCCTATTGGCCTCGGCTTTCGGGACAACTGGCGACGAGGCCCTTGAGGCTAAGGAGGCCATGGAGCTACTGCAGGCGGCCACGGACAATCTCCGGGCTGCTCAGGATCTGCTTGGGCTGTCGCTGCCTGAACTCTACGAGCAGTACGGCAACTACGCGCTGCAGGTCCGCGAGGCCGCCAAGGCTCTGCTGGAGCTCGAGATTGCTGAGGCTCGCTCGGCGCTTGCCACGACCATCTACGAGTCAGCTGATGCGCTGAATCAGTTCATCGGGGCTGCGGAGATGACGCGCACGTCTGGCGCCCAGACAGCTACGGCCGTCGCCGCGCTGCGCGACCAGCTTGGGCTCACGGGGCAGACAGCGATCGAGGTCAGCAAGGCCTTTGAGGCGGTGCAGAACGCAGTGACCTTTGAGGATCGGGTCGCGGCGCTCCGCAACCTCGATGCGACCCTGAAGGCGGCTGGCGTCTCCGCTGAGCGGCTCCCGGCTCCGGTCCGCCAGATGCTGATCGAAGCCAACAACGCTACTTTGGTCATGGCCGAGCTTCAAAAGGAGACGCAAGACGCGGCAGATGCAGCGGCGGTCCTCGCTGGCGCCGGTCCGCAGGCAGGTTGGCTGGCTGGAGCGATCGGCGACGCTTCGACCCTTGCCGATCGCCTGTGGGATGCAGCAGCGGCTGCAGCGGCCGCGCGGGAAGGCCAGCTTTCCGAGCAGTACGCTGCCATGGGCGATGATGAGCGGGGTGGCCAGCGGCTTCAGGATCGCAGCGCCGGGGAATGGCGAAGAAACGAAGCCATCAGAACTCGCAACAGTGCAGGCGGGGGCGGAGGTGGCGGTGGCGGAGCTGATCAGTTCGCTACGGATCTGGATGCCCTGATCGAGAACCTGCGATCCAAGCGGGAGATCGAGGACGAGTGGTACGAAGAGAACCTGGTGCTGCTGCAAGACCGCAGGGCCGAGGAACTGCTTGGCGTCGAGGGCCACAAGCAGGCGCTCATCGACCTTGAGCTCGAGTACCAGAACCGCATCGCAGAGATCGAGGCTGAGGCCCACCAGAAGAAGCTCAGCGACACCGCAAACATGTTTGGTGCGCTGGCCGGGATTGCAGCTGCGGGGGGCAAGAAGACTGCTAAGGCGGTGGCGACCTTCCAAGCGATCGAGGGCACCATCAATGCCTACGGTGCTGCCATCAAGGCGCTCAACACCCCCGGTATCTCGCTGGCAGGCCGGTTTGCGGCTTATGCTTCAGTTTTGGCTGCGGGCCTCAAGGGTGTGGCTGCGATCAAGTCTGCTGGCGGTGGCAGTGGTGGCGGCGGAGGCGGCCGTGGTCAGGTGCCATCTCAGGGCATCGAGGACAACGGCAACACCGTCGAGTACCGGGTCTATGGCCTCGAGCGTGACGCAGTCTACTCCGGGGCGTTCCTCGAGAAGATGTGGGAAGGCCTGTTTGAGGAAGGCAAGCGCCGCGGCGCGGACAGAAGCAAGGTGGTGTTTGTATGATCATCATCCTCCCGGGCAACGCGGCCTACAACGACCTCAACTCTCAGCCGATGGTCGCATATCGCAACCTCTTGGTTGAGGGCACGATAGCTGGCGCCTTGGTGCCGGCCGATGCACCGCGAGCTGATGCAGCGACAGAGGATACCAGCGAGTTCTGGGGTCCTACTGCGGCGTCAGATTTGGTGGTGACCTTCGCGCAGAACGAGGCTGCTCATCTCGCGTACTTTGATGCGCACTCCATGGCCTCCGACAGCAGGACGATCAAGGTCGAACGCTTGGGCGCGTCGAGGACGAACCTCATCTTGCGGTCTGAGGAACTGGACAACGCCTCCTGGACCAAGACCCGCGCAACGATTACGGCAAACGCTACCGCAGCGCCTGACGGAGAGTTGATCGCAGACAAACTGGTCGAAGATGCATCGGCGGGGACGTCACACTTCGCGATCCAGACGGTCACTCTCGCTGCCAACCAATCCATGACGCTCTCGGCCTATTTCAAAGCTGCCGAGCGCAACGAGGGGCGCATCACCTGCACAGGCGGCGCTGGCAGCATGAGCGTCGGCTTTAATCTAGCTGCTGAGACCATCACCCCTTTGACGACTGGCGATGGAGTTGTGAGCAGTGTCGCCCTCGAGAACGTCGGGGCTGGCTGGTATCGGGTCTCGGTCACGGGGACGCCCTCTGCTTCTGGCGCTACCGTAACGTTCCAGGTGTTCTTGATTGTCGGCGGCACCGCCATTTACAACGGCGACAACACGTCTGGCCTGTTCGTCTGGGGTGCTCAGCTGGAACTCGGCGCCGGCCCGACCAGCTACATCAGAACCACGACAGCTTCGGTCGCCTCGGTCTGGTACGACATCACCACTTGGCTTGCCCCAGAGACCGACGGCTCGTTCATGGTCGTGTTCCCTGAGGTCTCGACGACCGGTTACCGGTTCTCGGTGTCGGGCGCTTGCCAAATCGGCGTGGCATGGATCGGCCCGAGGCTCGTGATCCCGGGCGGAGTGGTGCCTGACTATGAGCCGATCTGGGCGGCTGCTCGGATCACCAAGCTCCCGGCCGTCAGCCGTCGTGGTCACTTCCGTGGCCAGCGGATCGAGCGGTCCGGGGCAAGCCTTAGCGCGCAGTTCATGCCGATCCCGCACGACTTTGCCCTAAACGACATGGCTGAGTTCAGGAAGCACTTCAACGAGGGCAAAGCCTTTATCTGGGCTTCTGCCCCGCGGATATTTCTGCAGGACGTCGCTTACTGCTGGGCAGATCAGGACGCCACGCTCTCTCAGGTGATCCGTGCAGGAGGTGACCTCGTGAACTTCTCGATGCAGATGGAGGCTTACGTTGGCCGCTGACAGAGAGCCGTTCCAGTGGGTCGAGATTGACCTGCCTCGGTGCTCACGCACTTATGGGGTAGCGCCCTGCACAGCCGCGCTCTCTGCGCTCCGGCCGCACAAGTGCTTCAACCTCAGGTCTGGCTGTCAGGATCTACCGAACTTCTTGCTCGGAACTCCGACCACCATGCGTTTCTCGCAGATCGGCGTCCCGCTGCCCAAGGGCTTCAAGGCCTTCCCGGTCCTGAGCAACGTGCGCCAGTCGTCAACGACTGCGAACATCGGCGGTGCTGACCCGCGCTACGGCACTCTGGGGAAGCAGGCGACGATCGACTTTGAGTTGACCGACTTCACTTACCACGACCGTGGCATTGACCCCTACGCTAGCGAGCGTGTCAGCGGCGCAGCGCAGTTCAGCGGTGTCGGCTACAGGCCTGAGGATCGCACCACCTTTCTCGCCAAGCTCAAGGCGCGCTGGCCCAACTACGCCGGCAGCATCGTGCGACTGTGCAGGGCATACATCGTGGATGGGGTCATCACCGACCAGTCCACTTACCACCACGTCCTGAAGGAGATCGCCGGCCCCAGCGGCGGCTCGGTCAAGGTGACAGCCTACAGCATCTTCGACCTCATGAACGAGAAGAAGGCCGTCTGCCCGAAGCCGACCAGGGGTGCGCTGGTCTCCGACATAAGCGCTGGCGCCGGCAGCTTCACCGTCACTCCAACCGGGATCGGCAACGCTGAGTACGCGGCTTCCGGATTCCTGACCATCGGCTCTGAGGTGATGGCCTTCACTCGGGTCAACAACACCTTCACCGTGACGCGCGGCCAGAAGGGGACCTCGGCGGCCACGCACTCCGCTGCGGACACCGTCCAGCAGGCTTGGTCCTGCGACAATGCCCGGCTCGACGATGTGGCGGCGGAACTCATTCTCGACTTCACCGAGACCCCATCGTCTTGGGTGCCGCTTGTTGAGTGGGAAGACGAGGTCACGCGCTGGGGCGCCTCGATCCGGCTCACGACGATGGTGACCAGCCCGACACCGGTCGGGACGCTGGTGGGCGAACTGGCCGACCTCGGCTGCAACATCATCCCGGACGAGCGTGCTGCGGAAATCCGGCTACGCATGAACCGGCCGATCGACGGAGACACGGTCTACTCGATCACTGACGACAACGCCTACGAGATCACCCAAGAGGACCGGGAAGAGGACCGCATCACGCAGGTCTATTTCGTGCACAAGCGGGCTGACCCAACCAAGGGCATCGGCTCGGGGGATGACGTCTCGAACTACCTGAAGCGCTCGCTCACGGTCAACAAGGACGCGTTCGACCTCTATGGCGAGCAGGTTCGGACCAGAACGATCCGCACTCGGTGGCTGGATCAGGGCGATGACACGACTGTCTCAATCGTCTCCTGGCAACTGCTTCGCCGGTTCGAGAAAGCGCCGATGCGCATCAAGTGCATCATCGACGCCCGCGACAAGGCGATCCTGCTGTCCGACGTCGTCGAGCTTCGCACCGAGGACATGGCGTCTGAAATCGGCGAGCTGACCACGATGTTCATGCAGGTGATCGGGCGCTCTGAGCCTGAATATTACCACACAGTCGAAGTGGAGCTGCAGCGGTTCGAGTTTTCTGGCCGCGCTGGCTTCATCACTCCAGACACCTACCCGGTCTATGGTAGCGCCACGACTGCTCAGAAGGAGTCTGGGGCGTTTATCGTGGACGGCACAACCCTTGTGTTCCCTGACGGGACCGGCCCTTACAGGATCATCTGATGGCAACGTATCGCGACATCGCGTCAACCGAGACTGACCCGCAGGCACCGCTTACTTCTGCGCTGATGAAGGCGTTGGACGACAATCCGACTGCGATCGCCGAGGGCGCATTGAACGCGCCGAAGGTTCAGGGGGTCGCGCTCGGCGGTGTCTTCGTGGCGGTCAGGGACGTTACGGGCACTGGGTACGGAAACTACACCGGCCTAGCGCGGGCAAAGCTGGTGAGGATTGACCTGTGGATTGAAAACATGACCACCGCCCAATCCTTCGTGGTCGGGTTCAGCACGAACAACGGGTCAAGCTACGGCTCTGATCAGATTGTATTCAGCCCTACCGGCTCATCGGTCCTTCTAAACCACTTTGTCATCGTCCTTGATCTCGAGACCGGGGCCTTCAACGTCCTTTCGGGCTCCGAGTATGTCACTACAGTTTCAGGAACCCTGACGGCCCCTGCCAACGTCAATGCGTTTCGGGTTCGGCAGAGCGCCGGCACGACGGATGTCAATTCGATGGTCACGATCCTGAGCGGCGTGACCTGATCATGACCAGCAACGCGCTCCACCTATCCCCATCCGGCGACTACGCTTCGACCTCCGTTCTCCTGACGGAAGACGGCCATGGCGTCGCTGCCGACCTCACAGGCTACGTCGCGTCGATCGTTGACGTCACTGGCGTACTCGGGCTTGCAGTGACGGCTGATGTCGTGGACGCAGCGGCCGGGGAAGTCAGGATAGCGATCGCTTGGCAAGGCGCTTGGCCGCTAACTGCCGGGCAGCTCGGCACCTTCAGGCTGGCTTTGGTCAATGGAGAAGATGAAGCGGTATCTGCTCCTGCGGCCGTGCGCGTGCAAGGCCCGGCGCTCCAGCTTGTGATCAATCGCGGATCTGATCTGAGCTACGGCTTCACTTGGCCCGACGACAGGGAAGGCGTTGACCTGACGGGCGAGACGCTAGACGTGGTCAACGCTAGCGATGCTCTGGCTCCGTTGGTCAACGTCGCAGTGACTGACGCGGCCACGCGGGCTTGCCGCCTCTCTATCGAAGGGGATCTCTCCGTGGCCGTAGGCGCGGCCGGAACCTTCCAGCTGGAGCGCCGGATTTCTGGCGCTCAACCAAGAACCCTGCCTCCAATAGCGGTGACGTTCAGATGACTCATCTCAACCTCGGCTTCGTAACGCCGATCTCCCTGCGCGACGCCGGGGGGTTTGCTCTAACTTTCTCTGCACCTCAGGCCGTAACTCTTTGCGCGCGAGGCCTGCAAGGCCCACCCGGCACCCAAATCACCGTCTCTGCCACTGCCCCAGTGTCGCCGAATGTCGGCGACCTCTGGGTCGACACATCCTCATGAACGGAGTCTGACCAATGTCCAAATCTGACGCATTCGAGGCGGCTCTGCTCGACCTCATCTTCCTGAACACCGACATTGCCAACATCGGCGATGCCGCGGGCCTGCAGAACTCGGCCGCCGCAGGGCAGCTCTTCTTTGCGCTGCATACGGCTGACCCCGGCGAAGCTGGCAGCCAGACCACGAACGAGATCAGCTACACGGGTTATGCCCGCGTCGGCGTGGCCCGGTCGGGCGCTGGCTTCACTCGGACCGGCAACAGCATCAGCCCGGCTGCGAACGTGGACTTCGGCGCCTGCACGGCTGGCTCCGGCACGGCCACGCACTTCAGCGTCGGCACGCTCGTCAGCGGCGCGGGGATGATCCTCTACAAGGGCGCGATCTCGCCGACCATCGCGGTCTCCGCAGGCGTGACGCCGCGCCTGACCACGGCCAGCGCGATCACCGAGGACTGATCCCATGCCATCGCCCGTCACCGGCACCACGGGCAGCCCGACGATTGAAACCGGCGTCACCTATGACGCGCGGGTGGGCAACCGCTACACATTCCTCAACGGCGGTTCGATCACTGTCAACCAGACTTGCGACGTCTATGCTCTCTTGGTCGCTGGCGGTGCCGCGGGCGGCCCGACATCTGTTGCGGGCGGCGGTGCGGGTGGTGGCGTCCGACTGCCTGTTCTTGATAGCCTCGCGTCTGGAACCCATACGGTCGTTGTCGGCGCGGGCGGCGTCGTCCCCACAGACCTGACCCAGTATTCTGCGGGCGTCGGCGACGGTGAGGCTTCTTCGTTCAATGGAAAGTCAGCCGCAGGCGGCGGCAATGGTGGCGCGCGTGACATTGATCCTGCGCCTGGTCGTGATGGTGGATCTGGGGGCGGCGGTGGCGGCAGTGAAGATGCTTCTTCACGCGTTGGCGGCGCAGGAAACACGCCAAGCACTTCGCCTGCGCAGGGCTTCGATGGTGGGGCTGGTGTTGGCGGCGGCAATGCTGCGTCAGCTGGTGGCGGCGGCGGTGCGGGCCAAGCAGGCGGGGATGCGACTTCCAACTCGGACGGCGGCGCAGGCGGTGATGGTGTTGCATCTGACATTTCCGGCGCGCCGGTAACTTACGGAGGTGGCGGCGGCGGGGGCGGCGCTCAGAACGCGACATTCGCCCCGGGCGGCGCTGGTGGAGGCGGGCGGGGCGGCGTCCAGAACGCAGGTGTTGCGCCTCTTGCCGGGACAGACGGACTAGGCGGTGGCGGCGGTGGCGGCGGTCACGCTGGTCAGGCCTCCGCCGATGGCGGCGACGGCGTGGTCATCATCTTTGTGCCGGATGTTGGGGGCGGCGGCACAACTGACGGCGTATCGACATCGGCAGGATCGAGCGCCGCATCTTCTGTGGGTGCGGCAACGGTTGCGGGCGCAGGGCCATCCGCAGGCGCGGCCACAGCTAGCGCCGCCGGGGCATCTACTCACGCTGCGGCTGGCACATCGGCAGGTGCCGCCACCGCGGCTGCGACGGGGGCAGCTATTCGTGCCGGGGCGGGATCAGCCGCTGGCATCGCTGCCGGGTCTGCGGTGGGCGCATCCAACCGGGCAGGCGCCGGATCATCTGCGGGCGTTGGCACGGCATCCGCAACTGGTGCAGCAACATCAAGCGGAATGGCTTCTGCGGCGGGCTTGTCCGCTGCGAATGCAAACGCCGCGCCGATAGCCAGCGCGGAGGCATCGGCTGCAGGATCAGCGACGGCATCCGCCACAGGGGCCATCGGCCCTGCCACCGGATCAGGCGATGCGACCGCCTCCGGCACCAGCACGGCTTCGGCGGTCGGGGCATCTAACCGTGCCGGGGCAGGGTCTGCGGCTGGTGTGGCGTCAGTGGCGGCCGCTGGCGCGTCTACGCGGGCAGCTGCCGGATCAGCTGCCGGAACATCATCCGCTGCAGCTGCATCCACAGAAGCCGATGATGCTGGCTTCATCAGCGTGTGGACTGGGTCTGCATGGGAAAGATACCCGGTCAAGGTCTGGACGGGTTCGGCATGGGTGACCAAGCCGCTGAAGTACTGGGATGGCAGCGCCTGGGTGGCGGCGTGACTTCTCGAAAAGCAAGATAGTCGACTTAGGAGATGAGACAGAATGAGCGAGCATAAACCATTGATCGAAAACAGTGACCGGGGCCTGACTGTCAACAAGACACTGGGGTGGACCATGCTCGTGACCATTGTCGGCCTGATCTTTTACGCCGGATCGACGCTCGCCAGCCTTCAGCACAGCATCGGGGCGCTGTCTACGGCCGTGCTCAGCCAGCAAAGCAGCAATGCCGCTCTCGAAATTCGCGTCCGCGCCTTGGAGAACCAGGCCGGACGGTTTGACGAAAAGTTGCAGAACATCCTGACCGTCCTCGGTCGGATCGACAACAAGCTGGAAGCCAGGGACTAGGCCTGCCTTCGGCATGAGATGACCGGGCTGACCAGCCCACACTCCCACCACATCGGAGACAGCAATGAACGCTTACGAACTGGCGAAAGCCGAGGTCGGCACTGTCGAATGGAAAGACGGAAATAACCCCAAGGTCGTCGCCTATTTCAAGGACAGCGGTAACGCTGGCATCAAGGACGATGAAACGGCGTGGTGCGCTGCCTTCGTCGGGGCGATGCTGAAGCGCGCCGGGATGAAGGGCACAGGCAAGCTGAATGCCCGCTCCTATCTGGACTGGGGCAAGCCTGTCGATCGGGCTGACGCGAAGCCCGGGGACATCGTCATCTTCAAGCGCGGGTCTTCGTCCTGGCAGGGCCATGTCGCGTTCTTCGTGAAGGATCGTGGCGCGATCATCGATGTGCTCGGTGGCAATCAGTCCAACGCTGTCAACGTGAAGGGCTACCAGGCGGCAGCACTGCTGGGCATTCGGCGCGCAACCGACGCGCCTGCGTCACAGCGCCCCGCCACGGCCGCGCCGAAGCCCTCGGTGGCCCCATCGCCGCAGAAGCCCGCCAACCCCGCCACAGGCCCGGCCCTTCTGATCGGCGGCATCGTCGCGGCTGCGGTCGCCTGGTGGAACGACGGCTGGGCTTGGCTCACCTCCTGGTTCTGAAAGGACATCACATGGCAATCTGGGATAAAACGCGTCTAACCGTCTACGCCACTGGCGCGGCCGGTGCAGTCGGCCTCGTCTTGGCCGCCCTCGGGCTGGCTGACTTCGACCACGCCACCGGCATGATCGACTTCCGGCCGTTCAACATCTACGCGCTGGCGGCCTTAGCCCCCACGCTGGTTGCCCCGGCCGTGGCGTTCATTGCGCTCTATCTGGGGTGGGGCAAGAAGCCGGATCCGGAGCCGGAGGAATGAGCGCCCTCGGATCGAAGCTCCGTCAGCTCGAAGGCGGTCGGGTTGCCTTCTGGTGTCCCGGGTGCGGTGAGGCACACCAAGTCACCACGCTCGTGATCGGCGCGCGCGGCCACGAGAACGTGGGCCCATGTTGGGGCTTCAATGGCAACGGCGATGCGCCGACGTTCACGCCGTCTATCCTTGTCCGGGCTGTCCGGGTTGAGGGGGGTGATGATGAGATCGACCGCATCCTCGACACCTATAAGCTCCCAGAAGATCGAGAGCGGATGCTGGCCGACAAGCGGATCAACACCGTCTGCCATTCATTCGTGACGGACGGCCGGATCCAGTTCTTGGGCGACTGCACCCATGCTCTTTCCGGGCAGACGGTCGATCTTCCGGAGTGGCCAAAATGATTGGCTTCATCATCGACCAGATCCTCGGGCCGTTCTGGCCTTGGATCGCCGCGGCGTTCGGTGGGCTGTTCCTATTCCTCACCGGCCGATCATCGGGCGCGGCGAAGGCCAAGGCCAAGCAGGACAAGGAAACCATCAAATCGCATGAGGTGCGCAATGAAGTGGAAGCTGATGTTGCTCGTGAGCCTCACGCTCGCAAGCGGCTGCACGACGACTGGGCCGAGTGATCTGTGCGCCGGGTGGAAGCCCATCAGACTTGCGGCCGTGTCGATCGACGGCCTCACCGATCAGGACGCGGGCGAGGTGCTGGCTCACAACGAGTTCGGGCGGGCGCGCGGATGCTGGTAA